GTAACCGCGGCGCTGAGCGACTATGCGAGCAAGGCGCGCGAGATCGGCGGTGATATCGGCCAGAGCCTCGTCAGCGCCTTCCAGTCGGCGGAGAACGCCGTCGGCGAGTTCGTGAAAACGGGCAAGCTCAATTTCACCGACCTCGTCACGTCGCTCATTGCCGATCTCGCCAAGCTCGCGGCACGGCGGTTCATCCTCGGCCCCATTGCGAATGCACTTGGTGGCATTCTCGGCCAGGCCGGTGGCCTGTTCGCGAACGTGCTGCACGCGGGCGGCGTCGTCGGAGCTGGCGGACCGGCACGGATGGTGCCGGTGCTCGCCTTCGCCGCAGCGCCCAGGATGCACTCCGGGGGAACCGTTGGTCTTCGCCATGATGAGGTGCCCGCGATCCTGCAGCGGGGCGAGCGGGTGCTCTCGCGGCGCGAGGCAAAGAGCTACGGCGCAGGCGGCGGAGTCAACGTCACCATCATGGCCCGCGATGCCGAGAGTTTCCGCCAGTCACGTACTCAGGTGGCTGCCGACATTGCCCGCGCCGTGTCGCTTGGACGGAGGGGTCTCTGATGGCGTTTCACGAGATTCGGTTTCCCGATGACATCAGCCGCGGCGCTCGCGGCGGTCCTGAGCGGCGCACGCAGATCGTCGAGCTCGCCTCAGGCGACGAGGAGCGCAACGCCAGCTGGGCGAATTCGCGCCGACGCTACGATGTTGCCTATGGCATCCGCCGAGCGGACGATCTGGCAGCGGTCGTCGCCTTTTTCGAGGCGCGAAATGGGCGACTCTACGGCTTCCGCTTCAAGGATTGGGCCGACCATAAGTCCTGCCCGCCGTCGCAGACGACGGCGGCAATCGATCAGCAGATCGGGACCGGCGATGGCGCGACGACCGCTTTCCAGCTGGTGAAGCGCTACACCTCCGGCGCGCAATCCTGGACGCGCGCCATCGCCAAGCCAGTGACCGGCAGCGTTCGCATCGCGCTGGCGGGCGTCGAGCAGCCCTCCGGCTGGTCCGTCGACACCGCAACAGGCCTCGTCAGCTTCGGCGCCGCGCCGGGTTCCGGCGTCGCCATCACCGCGGGTTTCGAGTTCGACGTACCCGTCCGCTTCGACACCGACGCGCTCGATGTGACGCTCGACCTCGAGCGGCTCGGCTCGATCACGTCCATTCCGCTTCTGGAGATCCGGCGATGAAGTCGGTCGACCCAAATCTTCAGGCCCATCTTGATGAGGGCACGACCACGCTCGCCTGGTGCTGGCGGATCACCCGTGCCGACGGTGTCACCTTCGGCTTCACTGATCACGACCGGACGCTGAACTTCGACGGCACCGACTTCGAGCCCGAGAGCGGACTCACGGCATCCGAGGTGCGTTCGGGCTCGGACCTGTCTGTCGATGCGCAGGACGCCGAGGGCGTGCTGACGTCCGACCGGATCACCGAGACAGACATTCTCGACGGCCGCTGGGACAACGCCGAGGTGGAAGTCTGGCGGGTGAACTGGAACGACACCGGTCAGCGCGTGCTGCTGCGGCGCGGCGCCATCGGGCAGATCCGGCGCGGGCGGCTCGCCTTCGTCGCCGAGGTGCGCTCGCTCGCACATGTGCTCGGCCAGACCGTCGGACGGACGTTTCAGGCGGCGTGCGACGCCGAGCTCGGCGACGCGCGCTGTAGAGTCGATCTCGAGGATCCCGCCTTCAAAGGTACTGGCGCCGTCATCGATCTCCTGCGCGACCGCGCCTTCACCGCCTCGGGACTCGCCGGCTTTACCTCCGGCTGGTTCACCTTCGGCACGCTGGACTGGACGAGCGGCGCAAACGCGGGGCGGCGCACCGAGGTGCTGGGCCATGATGTCACGGATGGCGTCGCGGTGCTGACGCTGCTGGAAGCGCCGGCGCGCGCGATCGCCGAGAACGACGGCTTCACCATCCGCCCCGGCTGCGACAAGCGCATCGAGACCTGCGGGACGAAGTTTGCCAACACCGCCAACTTCCAGGGCTTTCCGCACATCCCCGGCCAGGACACCATCCTGCGCTACGCCACAAGAGACGGCGGCCACGACGGAGGGGTGTTGTGATCCCCGCCGATCCCGAGCGCGTCATGAACGCAGCTCGCTCCTGGCTCGGCACGCCCTACCACGACCAGGCGAGCCTTCGCGGCGTGGGCTGCGACTGCCTCGGGCTCGCTCGCGGCGTCTGGCGCGAGGTGGTGGGGTCCGAGCCGTTCACGATCCCGCCCTACAGCCGTGACTGGGGTGAAACTGGTCCACGCGAAGTTCTGGCCGAGGGCGCGCGGCCGATGATGATCGAGGTCGAACCCTCATATGCCGGTCCCGGTGCGCTGGCCCTCTTTCGAATGAAGCCGCGCGCCATCGCCAAGCATGTGGGGATCCTGACCGCGCCCGACAGCTTCCTCCACGCCTATGAGCGGCTGGGCGTAATCGAAGAGCCACTCACGCAAGCCTGGCGCCGGCGCATCGCCTTCGCTTTCCTCTTCCCGGAAAAGATCTGATCCACCATGGCAACTCTCGTTCTCGGCGTGGCTGGCGCTGCCATCGGCGGCAGCATCGGCGGGGCCATCCTTGGCGTGAGCGCGGCGACGATTGGCGGCTTCGTCGGCTCCGCCATCGGTTCGGTCGTCGACAACTGGATCATTTCCTCGCTGGCGCCCACCCAGCGGATCGAAGGGCCGCGGCTCGACAGCTTGCGCATCACGTCGTCCACCGAGGGAGCCGTCGTCCCGCGTGTCTACGGACGGATGCGGATGGGCGGGAACATCATCTGGGCGACCGATTTCCGCGAGGAGATCAACACGACCACGCAGGGCGGCGGCAAAGGTGGTGGCGGCGGCAAGGTCCAGACCACCGAGTATCTCTACTATGCCTCCTTCGCAGTAGCCGTGTGTGAAGGTCCGATCACCGGGATCGGTCGCATCTGGGCCGATGGCAAGCTGCTTGATACTGCCGGGATCACCTGGCGCTGGTATCCGGGTGACGAGACACAGACGGCCGACCCGTTCATTTCGGCCAAGATGGGCGCGGCCAGCACGCCCGCCTATCGAGGTACCGCCTACGTCGTCTTCGAAGAGCTGCCGCTCGGGAACTACGGCAACCGGCTGCCGCAGCTCTCCTTCGAAATCTTCCGGTCGCTCGCCGATCCCGACACCGCTGAGGGTTTGACGCAGGCGGTCACGATGATCCCCGCCTCCGGCGAATTCACCTACGCCACCGAGGGCATTCGCAAGGGGAGCAGCGGAGAGCAAGCGCCCGAGAACCTTAACGCACTCTCGGACACCGCCGACGTGGTGGTCGCGCTCGACCGACTGCAGGCGATGGCGCCGAAGGTCGAAAGTGTCAGTCTGGTCGTCGCGTGGTTCGGCACCGATCTGCGCGCGGGGGTGTGCCAGATCAGACCCGGCGTCGAATACGCGGAGAAGACCACGAGTCCGAAGACGTGGAGCGTGAACGGCGTCAGCCGGGCCGCTGCCCATCTTGTCAGCCGCGACGACAAGGATCGGCCCGTATACGGGGGCACGCCTGCGGACTTTGCAGTGGTGCAGGCAATCAAGGAAATGAAGGCGCGTGGGCTGCGGGTGACTTTCTATCCGTTCCTGCTGATGGACGTGCCGCCGAGCAATACGCTGCCGAACCCTTACAGCGACAACGCCGCCGAAACAGGCCAGCCGGCCTTCCCTTGGCGCGGCCGCATCACCTGTTCTCCGGCTGCAGGTTTTGCTGGATCGGTCGACAAGACCGCCACGGCTGCCGCGCATGTGGCCGCGTTCTTTGGTAGCGCCGACACGTCCAACTTCGCCGTCTCTGGTGAAACAGTCTCCTGGACCGGTGCCGCCGGTGACTGGGGGCTCAGGCGCATGGTGCTGCACTACGCCCATCTCTGCGCGGCTGCGGGCGGGGTCGACGCCTTCCTGATCGGCACGGAAATGCGCGGACTGACGACGATCCGCTCGGGCGCCAGCACCTATCCGGCAGTGCTGGCCTTCCGCGATCTGGCGGCCGACGTGCGGTCCATCCTCGGGACAGAAACGGAGATCAGCTATGCCGCAGACTGGTCGGAATACTTCGGGCACCAGCCGGCCGACGGCTCCGGCGATGTCTACTTCCACCTCGACCCACTCTGGGCCGATCCGCAGATCGATTTTGTCGGCATCGACAACTACATGCCGCTCTCCGACTGGCGTGTCGGGTTCGAACATGCGGACGCGGCAGAGGGCTGGCCCGCGATCTATGACCGCGCCTACCTGCAGGCAAACATCGCGGGCGGCGAAGGCTTCGACTGGTTCTATGCCTCCGAAGTGGACCGGTCGTCGCAGGTGCGGACACCGATCACCGATGGCGCTGCCGGCAAGCCATGGGTCTTCCGCTACAAGGATCTCCGCAGCTGGTGGTCCAACCCGCACTTCGATCGTCCCGGTGGGGTGGAGAGCGCTACTTCGACTGTTTGGGAGCCGGAGGTGAAGCCCATCCGCTTCACCGAACTCGGCTGCCCGGCTATCGACCGCGGCACCAACCAGCCGAACGTGTTCTTCGACCCAAAGTCTTCCGAGAGCTTTGTGCCGCATTTCTCGCGGGGCTGGCGCGACGACGCCATCCAGCGCGCCTATCTCGAGGCGACCTATCTCTTCTGGGGCGATGGCGCGAACAACCCGGTGTCGTCGATCTACGGCGACCGGATGGTGCACGTTCCCGAATGCGCCGCCTGGACGTGGGACGCACGGCCATATCCGTTCTTCCCCGAGCTCACCGACGTCTGGACGGACGGGCCGAACTGGCGGCTCGGACACTGGCTGACGGGGCGGCTCGGGGCTGTATCGCTGGCCGCACTCGTTCGGCATCTCTGCCTCCGTGCCGGGATGCCCGAGGACCGGGTCGACGTCTCCGGTCTCTGGGGTGCAATCGAGGGCTACGCCATCGGCGCGCTCGAAAGCCCGCGCGCCTCGATCACCACGCTGTCGCGCCACTTCGGCTTCGATGCCGTCGAGACCGGAGGCTTGATCCGCTTCACGATGCGCGGGCGGGCAGCGGTCGCCAACGTGACGGCGGACGATCTTGTCGCCGTGCGCGAGGGCGACGTGCTCGAACTCACGCGGGGCCAGGAGACAGAGCTGCCGCAGGCATTGAAGTGGCAGGTGGCCCGCGCCGACGAGGATTACGACGCCGCACTCGTCGAGGCCCGGCGCATCACCGTAGATACGAGCCGCATCGCCTCCGAGAGCTTCCCCTTCGCCGTGCCGCCCGAGGAGGCCGAACGGCGCTGCCGTCGCGCGCTCATGGAAGCATGGACCGGCCGCGAGAGCGCCGTCTTCCGCCTGCCGCCGTCGCGGCTGGCGCTCGATCCGGCCGACGTCATCACGCTGGTTCATGACGGACGTAAGATCCCGCTGCGCTTCGTCTCGACCGCCGACACAGAGTCACGGAGTATCGAGGCTCTCCGCCAGGACCGGGAAGCCTACGATCTGCCGCCCGGTGCGCCACGCCCCGGGGCGCTGTCGAGGGCCGTTGTCTTCGGCGCGCCAGTGGCAGTGTTGCTCGATCTGCCGCAACTGACCGAGGACCAGCCTGCGCACAGACCCTTCGTCGCAGCACATTCGGTGCCGTGGCCGGGCCAGATGGCCGTTTACCGGAGTGCTTCAACGGACGGCTTCGAACTGCTGACGAGCTTCGGAACACGGGTGCGTGTCGGCGTTCTCGCCTTTGACTTCTGGTCGGGTCCAACATCGCGCTTCGATTTCGGCAACGTGCTTATTGTCGATCTGCTCTCGGGCACTCTCGAGAGCGTCACTGACATGACACTGTTCGGCGGCGCCAATGCGCTTGCTATCGAGAGCGCACCGGGCGTCTGGGAGATCGTACAGGCAGGATCGGCCGAGCTCACCGCGCCGGGCCGCTACCGGCTGACGCGGCTCCTGCGCGGCCAGCGCGGCACCGAAGGCGCAGTAGGCAATCCCGCGCCCGCGGGTGCTCGGGTCGTCGTACTCGACGACAGCCTCGCCTCCCTGCCGATTGCCGAGGCTGATCTCGGGCTGCCGTGGAACTGGCGCATCGGCCCCGCAAGACGGCCCGTGAGCGACGAGACCTATGCGGCGCAGGGCTTTACGCCGGAGGGTGTGGGGCTCCGGCCGTTCTCGGTCGCTCATGTCGAGCAGCCATGGCGCACACCGCGCACAGTCGGCGATCTGACGATCCGCTGGACACGTCGATCTCGCGCACTTGCCGCCGACAGTTGGGGCGGGCTCGAGGTGCCGCTGGCCGAGGGACTCGAAGCCTACGAGATCGAGATCCTCGACGGTGCAACCGTGAAGCGCGTCTTGAGTACCGGCACGACGAGCGTCACCTACACCGCCGCGCAGCAGTCCACCGACTGGGGCGGACTGCTAGAGCCCGAAAACACACTCACCGTCCGCATATTCCAGCTCTCGGCCCTTGTGGGTCGGGGTGCTCCGAAGACCGTCACGCTCACGTTCTGAAAGCCCCTCATGTCCGACGCCACGACCCATCTCCTGCTGCCCTACATCCTGGCGGCGCAGGCCCAGAAGCATGTCACCCACAACGAGGCGCTGCGGATCCTCGATGGGCTCGTGCAACTTTCCGTCCTTGATCGCGATCTGACCGCACCGCCCGGCAGCCCCGAGGACGGCGACCGTTACATCGTAGGGTCCGGCGCGACCGGGGACTGGGCTGGATGGGATATGAACGTGGCGCTTCGGGTCGACGGCGCCTGGCTGCGCCTGCCGCCTCGGACCGGCTGGCGGGCTTGGATCGAGGACGAGAACGTGTTGCTCGTCTATGAGGGCTCGGACTGGATCGGGACCACGCCGACGGCGCTGCAGAACCTGGAGTTGCTCGGGATTGGCACCACGGCGGACGCGGCTAATCCGTTCTCCGCCAAGCTCAACGCCGCGCTCTGGACAGCCCGGACCGTCGGCGAAGGCGGAACCGGCGATCTCTTCTACACGATGAACAAGGAATCGGCCGGCGGCGACGTCGGGCTCACGCTCCAGACCGCCTATGTCACGAAAGCGCTGCTTGGGCTCTTCGGCTCGGACAAGTTCCGGCTTGCCCTGTCGGCGGACGGCTCGAGCTTCTTTGACGGCTTCATCGTCGACAATGCGAACGGCATCGTCGACCAGCCGCGGCTGCCTCGCTTCAAAGCCTACACGAATTACGACAACTACGTCGCCATTGATACCTGGACGAGGATCGGCATCAACAACACGGACTACAATGACCAAGGTGCCTTCGACGCCGGTAACAATCGGTTCGTCGCGCCGGTCGCCGGCACCTACCTCTTCGGCGCGACGCTGCTCTACAAGGTGAATTCCAGCACCACGGCGCGCATGCGCGGTCGCCTGGTTCTGAACGGCGCCACCGAAATCAGAGGCTCCTTCGGCGAGATCAGCGGAGGGCACGTCTCAGAGGCGACGGCTCTCTGGCTGCAGACGATGATGCCGCTCAGCGCCGGGGACACGGTCGAGCTGCAGGGCACGTTCCGCGTCGCTGACGGCTATTTCGCCGCTGATCACACCTCGTTCTGGGGTGCGAAGGTCGGCTGATGAGCGGGAAAGGAGAAATGATGACACCACCCCGTTCCGATCAAGGCTTCGTTCGCATTCCAGAGGGTGAGTTCGAGGCGATGCTGGCGCGCGCCGCAGAGGAAGGTGCAAAACGTGCGCTCGCCGACGTCGGGCTCGAGGGCAAGGAGGCCGCCCTCGATATCCGCGATATCCGCTCGCTGCTGGAATGCATCCGGCTCGTGCGGCGGACTGCAGTGCAGACCTCCGTTCGGATGATCACCACCGGGATCATGCTGGCGCTGCTCGCGGGGATCGCGATCAAGCTCAAGATCTTCGGCGGTAGCCCCTAGCTGCACTAACCTAACCGGTCGACCAACAGCACCCGCCCTCGAGGCGGGTTTTTTGTATCCAGCATCAAGAGGAGAACCGTCGATGAGCACGGCCAAGTTCCGGCGCTGCCATGACGTAACAAAGGCGTGGGAGGGCGGATGGTCCGACCACCCCGCCGATCCCGGCGGCAAGACGATGTATGGCTTGACCGAAGCCGTCTTCCACGCCTGGCTGCGCCAGCAGCGCAAGCCGGTCCGTCCGGTTCGCCAGATCACCGCAGCCGAAGCCGAGCAGATCTACTTCGAGCAGTATTGGGTGCCCAGCGGCGGCCCGACGATCTCGCCACCTACGATGCCTCCGTGAACTCCGGCGTCTCGCGCGGCCGCAAGTGGCTGCTCGCTTCGATCGGCGGGCCGGACCATGAGACGGTCAAGTGTATCTGCGCCAAGCGGCTCGGTTTCATGCGGTCGCTGAATGTCTGGAAGACCTTCGGCCGCGGCTGGGCGCGTCGCGTGGCCGACATCGAAGCCAAGGGCGTCGCCTGGGCGCTGACGGCTGCGAACGACAACCCGGCCGTCGTGAAACAGCAGCTTGAGGAGGATGCAGGCAAGGCCCGCTCGCAGGCGCACAAGCAGACCGGGGCCGCGGCCGGCGCAGGTGGCGGTGGCGCAATCTCCATCGATCAGGGCGCGCAGCTCGGCGACTGGATACTCGCCGGCATCGCCTTCGTCGCGTTCGCGGCGCTCGCCTTCCTCATCATCCGCGCACTGATCAACACCCACCGCGCCACAGCCTACGCACGTGAGGCCGCCAATGCTTAGTTCCCTTGCTCCCATCCTTGTCAGCCTTGGCGCACCCATCCTCGGCTCGATCCTCCGCACCAATGTCGGTGGCCCAGCCGGCGAGGCTTCCGCGAAAGTGATCGAGGCGCTGGCGGATGCGTTCGGTGCACAGCCCACGCCAGAGGCAGTGAAAAACGCGATCGAGGCTGATCCGAATGCCGCGTCCAGAGTGCAGGCGATCGAGCGCGAGCGAAGCGCGGAGTGGCTTGCCTATCTCACAATGGCGACTTCGGAGCGCAATCTGATGCTAGACCGGGAGGACGAGCGTGGCAGCGTCTTCTCCTGGGGATGGCGCCCGGCCATGTCGTGGATGTTGCTGTTCCTCTGGTCCTGGAACGGCGTGATCTTGCCGGTAGCGAACGCAACCGCCGGCGCGTCAATCGTGCCGATACCATGGGAACACCTTCTTGGCTTCGCCGGCCTCTGGCTCGCCATCTATGGCGGCGGTCACACGATCAAGTCGGTGCTGGGACGGTAG